CGTCCCGCCGGCCGCTACGTCCATAAGCCCGGTGCCAGCGGAGTAGAATCCGGTGGTCGGATCGCCCGAGACGTGCGGCGCGGCGGCTGTCGGTGATACACCCACATTCGCTGCGGTTCCCGCGCAGGTAAGCAAACCCGCGCTGATCGTGCATGTGCTGCCGTCGGGCTTTACGGCGCCCTGCACGCTGGTTGTGGCGGCGGGCAGTTCCGCGGCAGGCAGGAGACCGCCCGTTAGCAGCGCGGGGCTTAGCCCGCCGACAAGCAGCGAGCCGACGATGCTAAGGGAACCGGTTACCGTGCCGCCCGACGATGGTAAAGCGGCGTTAGCGGTGGCACTCGCTGCGGCAAGCAGCCCACCATCGGCAACGCTTCCTGTAATGGTCCCGAAGATCGTGCCGATAACGCCGGCACCATTGACCCCGATGCTGGTGCCGTTGGGTTGCACTTTGCCCGGCACGCTCGTGGTCGCAAGAGGAACCGTAGCACCGCCGCCAATCGCGCTGATCGTTCCATTGACGCAATTCGTTGTCGTGCCATCGCAAACCACAGTGCCACGCACGGTATTCGTGGCGGCCGGAACTGGCGGCGGATCGGCGAACAGACGCGCGGGGATGCAGATTAGCGCGGTTGTCGCCAAATATTGAATGCGGTTCATCGTCGACTCGCCTAATTGTAGTTTGCCGCGACTTGGGAACCATTCGGCCCGGCGATGATAAAAGCGCCCGTGAACCACGGCATGTTCGACGCCGCTTGCCAGTCGCCGCCTTGGTGGTTAGCTCCGGCGCCAGGATCAATCAGGATGTAAGTGGGGTTTGCGCCAGTCGGATTGAGGATCACCTGGATTGTCGCCGCGCTCTGGTTTTGGACGTAAAGCTGTCCAGCGTGCGTGACCGTGCCGCTGGCGAGCGTGGCCATGGCGGTTGGCCTGTTCGCGCTCGCATCAGCACCACCGCCTGCATATAACGGGTTGAAAACATTAGCGACATTATCGAACGTCGAAGTCGTGGCAAGAGTGCCGTTGCTGTATTGGACTTGACAGGATAAGACGGCCATTTCGGGCGCTCCTTCAAAAAGTGCCGAATGAGCCGGCAAGCGTCATGCAAAGATTTGCATCGGTAGGATATTCCAGATCGGCAATCGGAGCCATGACCACGGTGCCGTTGCGCAAAAGCCAGAAACCGCCCTCGGGATATCCTTCAGAGATAGGCGTTGCCGAAAGCAACCCGCTTGGTCCCGCCGGTCCTGCCGGGCCGAAATCGCCCTTTGCGATGATCGTCGGTGTGGTCGTGTTTGGGAACAAACTCAATATCGGCAGCCATATTACGCGAGTAATAGACGTGCCATTGTCAAGCGGCGCGCTCCATGTGATCCCGTAGCTCGTGGCGTCCGTGCCGCCCGAGACGAGAAAGTTCGTGATTCCGCCGCCTGCGGATATACTGCTGATCGTGATGTCGGACGAATTTGCGGTGACCGTGGGCGTGCCGATGATGGTGCGGCCCATGTATTGCAGATACGCCGTTGCATCAACAGCATACTGCACAGTGTCAGCCGGGTGCTTTGCATACCATCCGAGATAGAGCGTGTTCGGCGCATTGGCGCGCGCCGGGATCACGACTGTCTGAGATGAGTTTGCGTAGCCTGACATGGTTACCACTCCACCATGATTTGACCGGCCTTGCCTGCACCGGCATTGCCTATCGTCGCGCTGTTCAGGCCGTCGTAAACACCACCGCCGCCTGAGCCGGGCGCTTGGCCTGGCTGGCCCCCGCCGCCCAGACTGCCCGACCGGCCGCCGCCGCCCCAATAACTCGCACCGCCGCTGCCGCTGAAGATCAGCGTCCCGGCCATGCCATCGGTCCCGTCGCCGCCCTGGATTACAGTCGAAATGCCGCCACCCGAACTGCTGCCGCCGATTCCGCCGGAACTGCTTGTTGCTGTGCCGTAGACCGCACCGCTGCCGCCCGTGGCGGAATAGCTACCGAACGTGGTTGTGCCACCAGCGGTGCCACCTGCCGCGCCTGACGTGCCCGTTCCGCTGCCGCCTGGCAGCCCGGCCGCGCCTACGGTTCCGGTGATGACTTGACCCGGAGACACGCTGAGATAGACGATGACCGTGCCACCCGCACCGCCGCCGCCGCCGGAGATGTAATTTCCGCCGCTGGCGTTGCAATATGCGCCACCGCCACCGCCGCCCGTGTCTGTTTCCTTGATGAAATATACGTTTGATGGAACGGTGAAACTGACCGATCCCGCAGTCTGGAAGGACTGGCTGCCACGGGCGATTGCGATATTATTGTTGTTTCCCGTGGCGGTCAGCGACGATCCGGAGACGGTGACATTTCCGCCAAACGTGCTGCCGGCCCCGGTGCCATCGAAATCCAGCGCGCCCGTGGTAAGGCTGACATACATCGGACGCAGCGAATTATACGACCCGTAGGGCGTGCCGCTGGCGGTGACAAGCAATTGCAGCGCGGTGCCGTTGTGCTGCCAGAAAGCGCCGTAGCTGCCGTTGACGATGCGCATCTGGCCGCCGCCGGCGTCCACGCCGTCAGCGATGATGCCGTTTTGGAACGTGCTTGATCCGGCGGGGCCGTCGAGGCTGGGGATCAACCCATAATCCGTGCCGCCGATGGCAGCGCGCAGCAGACCCGTTGTGGAATCCTGCCCGAGATTGATCTTTGTTGTGAGCTGGCCCGTGCCGCCGCCCTGCGTGACGAAACCATTGAGCGCGGCCCAAAGCTGGCCGCGATTCGTCATGCTGAGCGTCTGGCCGCTTGATTCGATGGCGTAGTCTATTTCGCCACCGACTTTGTTGACCCAGTACGCCGGAACCTGAGTGCCGAGAATGCTTGTGCCGTTGCCTTGTGTAAACCAGTTGTCGGTTGTCGTCGGCAGCGACACGGAATCCGGAGTCGAGACCGCATCCGTTCCAAAAATCATCGCCGCAGGGCCAGCCGCCGCCAGCGGAAATATTATTGCGGCACATAGGAGCAGGCGGCGCTTCATTGTCTCGGCCCTACACGTAGTTAAAGATTAGCGTGGTATGCGCAGGCTTTATTTTTTGCATGATGCACTGTAACAGCGCATTCGACGCGAACGATTCGAGCAGATCGCCGGTTCGGCTTTCTCCAACCCGGAACAATGTCGGCGTTGCGGTTGCCGGCACGTTGATTGTCCACGTGAACGTGCTGGCCGCCTGTTCCGTAATCGTGATCGTATAGCCTAATTTGGCCGCCACGCCAATGTAATACGGTATTGACTGACCCCCACCTCGCGTGAACTTTTCCACGATCTGCGCCTGCTGAATAGCAATCGACGCGCCGAGCGGACTGCATCCGTCCGGCAAACCGAGCGAGGCCAGCCATTCGGGGATGAGTTGCACCGTCGTGGCCGGGAATCCGTCAACGAGGAGGCCCGACGCCGATGCGGCGCTGCGCACGTATGTGGGGATTAGGGCGGCAAGTGCTTGATTTTGCACCGATGCCGGGTTGCGAGACCACGCGCGGCCGCCCGGCAGGAGTGCCAGGAACGCCGCAAGAAAGTCCGCCGCTGTCCAGTTCGGTATTGCCATCACGGATAAATATGCGTGCCATTGGCTGTTATCGTGCCAACGGTGAAAATGGTGCCAGTCCCGGAAACGATTGTGCCGGTAGGCGACGTAACATCGAACGCGAGAACGCCAGGCACGGAATTGATTGCCTCAGTCCAGTCGCTTTCGTAAAGCTCGCCGCCTGGGTTGCCATCGGGGCGCGTGGTGCCACCGGGCGTTGCGACTCTGGTGCCCATATCCAGCAGGGCAGAAACGATGCCGCTGGTGATCGCCGCCGTGTTCGGGCTCAGGTTTGAAATCGCGTAGTTCTGCGGCGATGGCGTCGGCGCGAGCGCGTAAACTTCCGCGGTGACCGGGCGCAGCGGATAGATGTAATTTGCCACTGCAACTTGATCTCCCGTTGCCGCAGTTGCGCGTGTCTCAGATGTTGAGACGCCGTTGGTCCCTTGCGGAATGCCCTGATATGCGGCTTGCGTCACGTCCTCCATAAAATAGACTTGCACGGTCCCTGCCCCGGCCGCGCTCGTGGGGCACCAAGCGCGGGTCACGCCGGGAACCTCTTCGGCCCATTCCACGTAGTCGCTTGCCGCCCCGCCTTGCGATGGCGCGGCATAGGCTTGCAGGCCGCGCGTGCGAAGTGCGTCGTCGGTTTCTTGATCGGTGCCGACCTGCGTTATGGCCGAAAATGTGCCTGTGGCCGTAATGCCCGCGATAGGACTGGACAGAGAAACAGGATCAGCAATGTTGATCGTAGATGCGGAACCCGCAGCGGACGCGATTACGGACACCGTCACGGCGGTTCCCGATACGCTGGCGGCCGATGTGGCAAAGAACGTCGCACCGTCCTGACGGTTTAATTGATAGCCCTGGGGGATCGTGCCGCTGCTGCCTAGGAATGTGGCCGCCCCCGTGGCTTTGGTTGCATCAATGCGGTTGACGCCCTTTAGGGCCATCCACGCAGTCAGGTATTCGTCGGTTGCTGTGTATGGGTTTGTCTGCAACGCGACGTAATCGATATACCGGAAATGCAGATATGCGAACGCCGCTTGCACGAGGGCGAGAACACGCAGAACTGATTTTTGCAGCAGTCCGCTGATCTTGTTTCCCGACGTGTCTCCGATGTTTGCGCTCTGAATATCGGAAAGCGCTTGTTGTTGCAGTGTCGTGAGGTTGGGGGTCAGATACGGCATCTATCCCCCTACCCCGGCCCAAGCCCAAGAGAACTGGAAAGTCGTTGACGGACCCAACGACGGCTCCGTGATCGTGACCGCAATAAGCATCAGGGTGCTCGTTAGAAACGAGCACGAAGCACTGACGGCGGATGCAACGCCGTCTGTTATCATCCATTGAAGGGCTGTTTCGCAATAGGATTGCGCTTGCAGCAATAAGCTGGTCGGGCCGGTGACCACAGCCGAACCTAAAGTGTAGAGCAAGCTGCCCCAAGGGGTTTGCGAGTATCTGTTGCCCCACCAGCCTCGCCGGTCTGATGATCCGGGCTTGTATGTGTCCGGCGCCCGAGCGTCGGTGAACAAGGACAGGATGACAGCGGTTTGCAAATCCGATCCGGTTGCTATGTCGCCGCCAACGATGGCCCAGTCCGCCGAGCCGTTCGCAGTGCTCCATGTCAGGGCGATGTCCGTCATGTGCCAGCCACCGGGCCGGACGTTTGTGTCGCCGAACCGCTGCCGGGGATGTAAGTGTGTGTATGGTGCTGCATTTCGACAACATCACTGCCACCAAAACCGCCAGTGATGTCGCCGGTTGCCGTGATGTTGCCGGTCACGGCTACGCCGCCTGATGTGATTTTCATCACCAGCGCGTTGCCGATCTGCACGTCGATTTCACTCGTGGCATTGATGACGATCTTTGTTCCCGACTGAAAATACACGCGCTGCGTGGCGTTGTCATAGAGCATAACTTCGCCTTGTAGCATGTTTTTAGGGCGAAATCGCTGGTCGTTGCTGGCGATTGCTATTCCTTTGGAGCGGTCGCCTTCTGCATAGGCAATGATGTGGTCGCACCCGACCAAAGGCGATGCAGCAAGACCGTAGATTTGCACACTCGGCACGCCGTCCTGGACCTCGCCCGTGATCTGGTGAGATACTTGGATATATTGCACGGCCTGAGTTTCGTTCGGCGGCGCGGAAACGCGACCGATACCCAGATGCGTTGCGATTCGACGCGCCCACGTCATCTCGCCACCGGTCCGATGTTGTTTGATCCGTTGGGCAATTCTTGCCCGACCTGGAAGTCGTAAGGCTGCAAAATCGTGGGTTCCGGCACGAATGCCGTTTTTGGCATAAGCGTTACATCGGCGGTCGTTCCATCCGAATTTCTGAGGAAC